CAAATACAAATGCAAATGCAAATGCAAATACAAATGCAAATACAAATGCAAATGCAAATGCAAATGCAAATACAAATGCAAATGCAAATGCAAATGCAAATACAAATGCAAATGCAAATAAAGAAATCTCGAAAATTGAACCAAGTCAAATAATAAATCAAAATAAAAATATAATTGATGAAGATGAAGATGAAGAATTTATATTCGAAGAAATTGTTATTAATATTGATAATAAAGATTTTATAAATTGTGAATGTGGATCAAAAATAAAAAAATCAAGTAAATCATCACACTTAAAATCAAAAAAACATTTGGATTTCTTAAAAAATAAAAAATAAAATATATATAAATATTTTTTTTAACAAAAATAAAGCATGGGGTTGTAGGTGAACGGCAAGTTCCACACTTTGTTTTAATAAAAATAAAGCATGGGGTTGTAGGGGAACGGCGAGTTCCCTACTGAGTTCTCTAAGTTGCATAAACCATTCCAACATTTCCTCCCATAAAATAAACTACATTAATAATTTCTTCAAAAAGATGTAAGTCAAAATTATAATCGTATATTCTCCACGTTGGTTTATTTACTCCAATTATATTTCCTGTTTCAGGATCACAAATAGTTAATGATTGTGCTAAAGGATCCAATGGAGGTATTATTGTTGTAAATTCCAATTCTATTTTTGAAAATCTACTCATATTAATTGCTCCTGAAGGTTGCATAGTTGCATTATTACTATCTATGCAAAAATTATAACAATATAATCCAGGTGGAGCATATCCATTCGTTCTTATATATTTTTCTATATAATTATAGACACCTGCTGGCTGTATATTTTCTCTATAATCTCCATCAAATAATATTCCAAGAGCAACAAGTATCATTTTATCATTTTGAGGATTATAAGTTTGATTTATTAAAAATCCAGTTAAATTTCCATCAGGATTAACACCAGGACCAATATAAACAGGTACTAAATCACCAGATAAATCAGTTTTATAAACTAAAAAATCACCAGTTGTAGGAGCATTAATTACATTAATTGGAAGATAATTATAAGGCCAATTAGTATAATTGGACCATTCATTTCTTAAATTTGCATCACTTCTTTGAAAATAGAATAGCCAATCTGCAACTAATCCAATAGAATTAGTTTCAACTTTATTTGGACCAGTTACATTATGAAAAATTGTTTCTTTTACTTGTTTTATTAAATATTTTTGTTCTTGTGTGGCAAAAAGTTTTTCTTCTTCATTTGATAAAAAGCAATATGTGCAATTTAAATGAATATCTGTATTCCAAAGTTCACGTGTATCTGAATAAGAATTTATTCCCAATTCAATGTCAGGTGGTGGCTGAAGAAATCTATAAAATTGCATGTACCATTGATTAAAATTTGGTGCAACATAAGGATAATTATTTGTTGCATCCATGACATCACGTATAATGAATATTTCAGATATTGGTCTGCAAGTTATATTTATATGCAATTCATTATATTGTAGCGATGTCAATGGAAATGCCATTTGTGAGTTTAATCCAAACCAATTATTTAATGGTATATATAATATTCTTCCTCTTATAGAAGGTTCTGCTCCAGTTGGATCGTTTGAATAATATGCATTTGGATAAGAATTAATTTTTCCATTTGAGTTTGCAGGATCAAACATATCAATAGTATGTCCTATCATTGCATCAAATAACAATCTTTTTGTTCTATTAAAATCTCTTTGAACTGAAGCTAATAAGTAATCTCCTGAATATTCTTGTAATGTATAATTACCACAAGTAATGCTTATTTTCGAAATCATTTTTGCACCCAAATATTCAATCCATTTAAACTCATAAGGAGCCCATTTTTCAACATTACCCAAATTTTGAGAAATTGTATAATCATTTATTTCTTGAGGTGGTAAAATTGGACTCCAAATATTTGGCATATTAACTGATAAATAACAATCCATTAATAAATCAGCATATCTTGGTATTTTAAAAGTAAATGTTGATTCTTCATTTAATCTCAATGTTTTAGCTCCTTCAAAATCAACACGAAATTTTTGAAGTCCAAAATTAGTATATTTTCTATAAGTTGATTTAAAAAATGATTTGCTTGGATTTCCATTTAATAATATATTTTGTTGTCCTGTTGAAACTAAATTTAACAAACCACCAGGCATTTATATTATTTATATTAATAATTTTTTAAATATTTAAATACTTTTATATTTAAATACTTTTTATATTTTGTAAAATTTATACAAATATATATTAACATATATTAATATATATCAGTATGGATTTAAAAAAAATAGTAGGAAATATTAGCGACAATACAACAGTTACAATAATGATTTATGCTTCAATAATTATTTTGTTACTTTTTATTGGAATTTTTATTTATTTTTATACATTGCAAAAACGATTGTGTAATAATATGGACACTTTATATGGAACATTAAATGGAAAAATAAGAAGTCTCGATTTTAATTTGGATGAAAATAAATTTAAATTTAAAGATTATTATATTAAAACAGCATATAATTGTTGTAGTGGTGGAAATTATAAAAATAGTTATGTTGATACATGCATATTAAAAGATTTAATAAAACAAGGAGTTCGTGGGTTTGATTTTGAAATATTTTCAATAGGTGATGAACCTGTGATATCAACAACACCAGATGATTCAGACAATTATTATAATAAAGATACATTTAATTATGTTAAATTTTCTGATGCAATGAAAATATTGGTTGAATATTCATTTAATAATAGCAATGCACCAAATCCAACTGATCCATTAATATTACATTTTAGAATTAAAAGTACAAATATGTCTATGTATAAAAATTTTGCTAAAATTTTTGAAAAATATTCAGATAAATTATTAGATAAAAATTATAGTTATGAAAATCAAGGAAAAAATTTTGGAGATACACCTTTGGAAAATTTAAAAGGAAAAATTAGTATAATTGTTGATAAAAATAATACATCATTTATGGATTCTCAAGAATTTTATGAATATGTTAATATGACAAGTAATTCAGTATTTATGAGAGCATTGCATTATTATGATATTAAATATACACCTGATATTAATGAATTAATACAAGCAAATAGAGTAGGAATGACAATAGGAATGCCAGATAAAGGAAATAACCCAGATAATCCAAGTGCGATTGTGATGAGAGAAATGGGATGTCAAATGTTAGCAATGAGGTATCAATTGTTTGATGAATACATACAAGAAAATAACATGTTTTTTGATATTAAAGGTGTTGCATTTGTATTAAAGCCTGAAAGATTAAGGCAAAAAGATAATACTCTTCCAGCACCTTCAGAACAAAATCCTCAATTGTCTTATGCAACAAAAACAGTTTCTTCTGATTTTTATAAATTTGATATTTAATTCATTTTTATTTTTTTAATTTTTTTTAATTAATTAAAAAAAATATATTTTACATAAAAATATATTTTTTAAATATATATTTATTCAAAAGAAAAAATTATGAAAAGTTATAAAAAATATATAATATATAACAATGTTAAAAAATGGAATTTGTGAAAATTTAACATTTAATGAATGTGAATTATTTATATTGCGTCAATCAGTAGATAATGCAAAATTTAAATCAAATCAAGAAGAATTAAAAAGTACAGAAATAAAAATAATATTTGATATATTGGAAAATTTTATAAAAAGAAAAAAATTAATATTATATGGTGGAATTGCCATTAATAATATATTACCAAAAAAAGATCAATATTATGACAAAAAATATGAACTTCCAGATTATGATATTTACAGTAAAAATTCAATAAATGATGCAAAAGAATTGGTTGATTTATATACATTTCATGGTTTTAAAGAATGTGAAGCTAAATCCGCAGTACATGTTGGTACATATAAAATTTATGTTAATTTTATTCCAGTTGCTGATATTACACAAGTTCCTCCAAAATTATTCAAATCTATATCAAAAGAAGCAATTATTGTCGATGGAATGTTACATTGTGACCCAAATTTACTAAGAATGTCTATTTATTTAGAATTATCAAGACCATTTGGTGATGCATCAAGATGGGAAAAAATATTAAAAAGATTAATATTATTAAATAAAAATTATCCATTAAAATCTAAAAATTGCAATGCAATTAATTTCCAAAGAAATATGAAAATATCATCAGAAGGAGATAAAATATTCAATGTATTTAAAAAAACATTTATTGAAGAAGGAGTTGTATTTTTCGGAGCTTATGCTCTTTCCAAATATTCCAAATACATGCCTAAAAATTTAAAAAAAAAATTTAATAAAACACCAGATTTTGATGTTTTATCAACAAATCCTTATGAAGTTTCAAACAAAATAAAAAAAAAATTAAAAGAAAATGGTATAAATAATTGTAATATTATAAAACATTCACAAATTGGAGAAATAATACCAGAACATTATGATATACAAATTGGAAAAGATAGTGTTGCATTTATATATAATCCAATAGCATGTCATAGTTATAATATAATAAAAGAAGGAAAACATAAAATAAAAATTGCTACAATTGATACAATGTTGAGTTTTTATTTAGCATTTTTATATGCTGATTTAGAACATTATGATAAAAAAAGAATATTATGCATGTCAAAATATTTATTTGAAGTTCAATCTAGAAATAGATTGGCACAAAAAGGTGTTTTAAAAAGATTTAGTATAAATTGTTATGGACATCAAAAAACTTTGAAAGAAATATTTGCAGAAAAAAGTGAAAAATTTCAAAAAATTAAAAAAAATAGCAAAGAATATGAAAAATACTTTTTGAGATATAGAACAAATAAAAATAGAATTAAAATTAATAAAAATATTACAAATAAAATTAATAGAAAAAAAATTGATGTAAAATATGATAAACCTAATAAAACAAATAAATATTTTAAAATAAAAAAACATAATAAAACTAAAAAAATATTATAAGGTATAAAAAATATATAAATATATAAATAAAATGTCTTCTCAAATAATATTACCAATTGCAAATGTTTTTAATTTTCAAATAAAAACAACATTGCAATTAAAGCCTAAAATTAATCAAAATAAAACAAAAAAAAAATTAGTTAGATTTTCTGAAATATGCAAAGTTATATTAATACCTACAAGGCATGAATATTTATCTGCTGGTATAATATTATGGTGGAGCAAAAATGATTTCAAATTTTTTAAACAAAATTATTTATTTGAAAATCAGTGTAAAATAAATGATTCAACAAATCAACAAAATTAAATAAAAATTATTAATTTTTTAATTAAAGTTATGAAAATAAATTACGAACATAAATTATAAATTATAATTTATAATTTATAAATTTAAAATCAAAAAATAAAATATTTTTAAATAATAATTAAAAATGTCTTCATTTAATGAAATACTTGAAAATGTAACTATTTCTTCTAATTCTATTGATATTCAATTACCATTTGTAAGTGTTTGCACACCAACATTCAATAGAAGACCATTTATTCCTTTTATAAAAAAATGTTTTGAACATCAAACATATCCAAAAGATCGCATGGAATGGATAATAATCGATGATGGATTTGATCCAGTTGGTGATTTATTTGATGATGTTCCACAAGCTAAATATTTTTATTTTCCAGAACACATGAATTTAGGAAAAAAAAGGAATTTGATGCACACAAAATGTTCTGGAGATATAATTGTTTATATGGATGATGATGATTATTATCCACCAGAAAGAGTTTCACATGCTGTTGAAGTTCTCACATCAAATCCAAATATTTTAGCAGCTGGATCAAGTGAAATGCATATTTATTTTGATTCAATTAAATCAATTATGCAATTTGGTCCTTATGGACCTAATCATGCAACTGCAGCAACATTTGCATTTAAAAAAGAATTATTATTAATTTCATCATATGATGATAATGCATTATTAGCAGAAGAAAAAAATTTTTTACAAAACTATACAGTTCCTTTTATTCAATTAAATACATTAAAAACTATTTTAGTATTTTCTCATAAGCATAATTCATTAAATAAAGATAAAATGTTAGAAAATGCTGAAGTTTCATTAGCAAAACCCTCAAGATATAATATATACAATTTTATGAATGATCCAGAGTTAATAAATTTTTATGTAAAAAATGTTAATTCAATATTAGAAACTTATGAACCAGGTAATTCTAAGTATAAACCAAAAATATTGGAAGAAATTAAAAAAGTTGAAGAAAGGCAAAGAACATTAAAAATAGTTGCAAATAGAATGAATGAATTTGGAAGTAAATATAATACTAATGTTATAAGTTTGGAAACAATTATAATGGATTATGAAGAAAAAATATCTAACAAAGATTTTATTATAAGTGAATTAATTAAAAAAACAAAACAATATTATGAAGAAATAAACAATTTAAAAAATCAACTTTCTCAAAATAATACAACAACAATGTCAAACGCATCTCAACAACTACATCAACAAACACATCAACAACAACCAAATTCATTAAGTTCAAATAAAAAAAATAAGAATAAAAATAAAAAATAAAAATTTAATTTGCAATTTATAATTTGTAATATATAATTTAAATAAAACAATTTAAAGAAATTATATATTATAATTTAATATAAAATTAAAAATGCCTGATAATTATTTAGATGAATACAATGATGACAATTATACTTATGATGCAAATGATGCAAATGATGCATCTTCATCAAATAGTTTTACAGAAGTAAAAAATAAAAATAATAAAAATAATAAAAATTTAAATAATAAATATAAAATATCAATTGGGTTGGATAATTATGGAAATGATATTCATATATATGCATCTAAAGGTCAAGGAACTTTTATCAGACATGCAACAAATGGAAATAAAACAGAATACAAAGTAGGAAGTTCAGATGAAAATTTATTTTTTTCGGTTATTGATTCTAGATCATCATCTCAAGAAAAAGATCCATTAATATTTTACTTTGACACTCCTGAACAATTTGAAAATATAATGAAAAATAAAATAATTATTTCAACAGAAACAAAAAAAAGATGGCATGATAAATATTTGAAATCAAAAAATAGAATTAAATGATTAAATGATTAAATGATTAAATAACCAATTTAAATTAATTATACCCATAATAAAAATATATATATTTTTAAATATACATATTTTTTTAACCCCCTTTTGAAACTGAAAATTTAACTTTGGACATTTTTAGCAAAATACTTACGCTAAAATAATTTTATATATGAGACTATTTCAAATAACATTTCAATATTTTCACAAATAATTTTGTTACCATAATTTAGCAAAATACTTACGCTAATACTTACATATTTTTATTAAAAAATGAGACCATTTCAGTAACAATTTATTTTATTAGTAAATAAATATTATGACTGTGTTGGTAAGCGTAAGTATTTTGCTAAAAATGTCCAAACTTAAATTTTCAGTTTCAAATGGGGGTTAAAAAAATATTTCGACTTTCCAATATGCTGGGCTCCCAAATTTTGGGAAATGTGTTGATAATTTTTCCTAAATATATATAAAGAGAAAAATATATATATTTAAACGCATTTATATTTTTTATAAATTTATCAAAAAAACATTTTCATGAATATTTTGTTAAAAATTATATTTATATTTGCAAGTGTTGCTATTACTATCATAGTATGCATTTGGATCTAAACAATCACAAGTATTTGTTAAATTATTATATTTTGATGTTTCAGGACAAAGTTGGCAGGTTGATTCATAAGAATTGTATGAAAAATTAGTAGGACATTTACATGTCTTTGTTGAAGAATTATATGTTGAACCGCTGGGACAACTAGTACATTCGTTTGTTTTCATTTTATAAACATAATTTTCAGGACATTCGCAACTTTTATGTGTTGAATTATATGTTGAACCAGAAGGACATGCAATACATGAGTATGTATTTTTATTATAAACATAATTTTCAGAGCATTCGCATGTTTCACCTGAGAAAGAATTTGTTGATGATTTACTACCACTAGGACAACTTTTGCATGTATTTGTATCATAATCAAATACTTTTCCATCAGGACAATCACACATTTTATTATAAGCATCATATGTAGCATCAGTAGGGCATGTAATTGGAACGCACATTTGTTTTGAAATATCATAATGTTCCTTTTCATTACATTTGTTTGGATATGGATTTGGAATGCATTTTTGCAAATTATAATCATATACAGTTCCATTAGTACAACAAGCTTCACCAATACATACATCATTTCCATCATCATCATTTCCATCATCATTATTTTCACCATTGTTTTCATTATTATTTTCAGGTTCTGGGGCATCATTTTTATTAAAATACCACGAATAACTATCCCAATTAAGATTATCTCTATTAGAAATATCAGCATATTGTCGAAAAATTGTGTAACTCGAAATTAAAATTATTATTCCGATAATTAATTGGTAAATTGTTGATGAAATAATTGAATTATTATTTAAAATTGTTAAAATTAATATAGGTATACATGTAATTGAAATTAAAAACATAATTCCTTTATAGGCATTATATCTTTTTGCATAATAATTATTTATTTCAATAACTCTTAGTTTATCAACTTTTAATTGATCAACCGAATTTAAATATAATTTTGATTGATTTAATTCATCTTCAATTTTATTAATTGAATTTAATTGTGTATTTAATGTTATATCTAAATTATTTACACCTTCATCATATGATGTGTACATATTTTGTAATGTGGAATACATATTAAGGCGTATTTGTGATAAATTATTAATTTTATCAATAATTTCTTTTTTTTTATCACTTGAAATAGTTGTATCTTCTAAACTATTATATAAATCTCGTTCTTTTTGTTGTAATTGAGATATTCCAGATATTACTTGGCTATTTTTTTCTGAAAAATTTGTTGACATCTATATTTAATTAATATATAAATAATTTACAATACAATAAATTATTTATATTTATTAATATTTTCTATTTATCAATTGTTTTTGCACTTATTAAAAATATAACTAATAAAATAATTATAATAATATTAAATAAATAGATTTTGTCAATCATTTTAAAAATCAATAAAAAAAATATAAATGCAATAATAGCCCACAAATTGTATCCATATCTTTCCATTGTAAGATAAATTTCACTATTATCCATCATTGACATTATTGTTTGATTCATTTATATATAAAATATATAAAATATATAAAAATTTATATTTTTTATTTTGTGTTGAATTTGTTTTATTTTTTATAATATTTTTATTTTTTATAATATTTTTATTTTTTATAAATTTTTATTAACAATAAATAAAATCCCCATACAATAGCAACTATTATCATTACACTTATATTACTTTCACTTTTTGAAACATGTTTTATTGTTATAAATAATATTATTAATGATAAAATTGAAAAAATATTATACATTAAGTGTTGTTGATTAACATATAATGATGAATTATTATATTCATCTTCTGCTTTACTATAATGGTTTAATTGTTCTATTATTTCTTTTTCTTGTTTTGATAAATTTTCAAATTGAATATTTAATATTTTTGAATTTTCTTTCTGTTGATTTTTTAAATTTTTAACTTCTGGATCAATTGAATTTATTTCATTTGTTATTTCTTTATTTAATTCTATTAATTTTTTATTTAATGATTTTAATATTAAACTTTCATATTTTAATTTTTTTATTAAAACATAATTTTCATTATTTTCATTATTTTTATTATTTTTTTCAGTTTTTTTTATTAATTTTGTTTCTCCTTTTTTAGTTAAACATATTTTATTAGTTGAATTAAAAATTGCTCCAGTACAATTAATATCACTTTCGCACAAAGCTATACATTCATTTTCATTTTCAACAATTTCTGAATTTATATCATTTGTTCCTTCCCATTCATATCCTAATAAAGATATATATTCTGAAATATTTGGATAAATAATTGGTGAGTTATATTTTAAATATATATTATCTATTGCTGTTGATTTATCTCCAGATGCATTTGTTCCTTTTATAATTAATTTATATTCTCCATCACTTTCAACTAAAAAATCTTTTGAATATTCAATCCAAATATTTATTGTTGGAACTATTTCATAAATATCTAATATTTTATTATCATTTTTATCATTTAATTCAATTTTAATTGTATTTACCCCATTACAACAGCTTCTTCCAGAACAATGTAAATATAATGTATATTTTGTTTTTCCTTTTAAATTAATTATTTGTGAAATACGTCCTTGATTTTGTAAACTAACACATTGATTTCCTGAAGGATATGGCATACTATATCCCCAAGCAGTTGAATTATTTACTATTACTGCTCCATCAGAAAAATTCCAATTTGGAACAATTGTGTCACCAGATACATATTTAAATGTATCATTTTCTAAAACAGGTTCATTAAAATTACCATTCATTATTATTGCTTTTGTAGGTATATTATTACCATAACATGTTGATATATTATTATTGTCATTTGAGGTTGATATTTCATTTGAATAATTCAATAATTCATCTAAATTTTTTTCAGAATTGACTTGTGGAGTATTATTTATACATCCTTGTTCATGCCAAATTTTATCATAACATACTTGAGAAATATTTTTACTGTTTAATTTATAATTAGCACATGGATTAGTATTTGATTTTAATGTATTTATATGATTATTCATAGCTTGTTGATATTGTGACATGATAATATCATATTCTTTTTGCAACGTTTCTATTTTTAACAATGTTTTTTTAGTATCTGCATTCATCATATAATATTATAACAAAAAATATATATATTTTACAATTTATATATTTTATTATGCAATACTATGTAAACTTTGCGTATATGGATTATCTTTAAATGCTTTTAATAAATCTGGTGCTATTCTATCACAATTTTTATTACTGTCAACATATTGTAAATTTGTGCTCATTTTTCCATGTGTTTGAATTGTTGGACCTTGTGCTATTCCCATTGTATTTGGCACCCATAATCTATTATTATTTCTATCTTCTTCATTTTTACTTATACTCATATTTAAATTTGAATTAAACATTTTGGCATTTCCTTGATTTATTCTTGATGTAACCATAGTTTCTTTTACAACATTATTTGTTTGTATTGCATCATATGGCATTGCACCATATTTAGATCCTGCAGGATTATATTGGCAAAAATTTGATGTTGTATCACGTTGATTATGAATTGGTTGTTGTTCTGTTACTAAATATCCAGCATTTTCAGTTTGATTGCCAACATATCCATTTGGTTGATATAATGTTGTTTCTTTTATTGTTACATTTGGAACATCATTTTCATCAATTACATAATTTTTTGGAACAATTCCTGCAGAATTACCATAAATTCTCATATTGCAAGAATATTCATCTTTCTTTGATGGTTTTAAAACATCCATTATTGGAGCTATAACAGCACCAATAGCTGATGAAAATCCACTACCAAATGTATCATTTTGTTCATTTATACTTCTATTGTTTTCATAATTTGTTATTGATGTTATATGTCCATTATATTCATGTAATGGAGCTTGTTTATGAGCACAAGAATGACCTGCTTGAAATCCTTCCAATTGAATTCTTTTTGTAGCTTCATATTTTTTTGGAACATAACTTGCTGTCTTTATTGTTGAACTTGGTGTTCCTTGTTGAAATTGTGTTAAATCATTTCTATTCGATGTTTTAAAAATTTCTTTAGCAACTGGTCTGGGTCCTTTTTCAGCACCAGTTGTAGTAAACCATCTATCTTGAGTATTTATATAAAATCTATCAGGTCTATTTTTTTCAACTTTTCCTTCAATTCCAACATTTTTTATAAATGCATTTGCTGGGCCTTGATGATCTAATAATGAAAATTCTTCTTTTGGATTAGTTGCTACACGTAATTCATCCACATTTTTTGGCATCCATAATTCTCTTGATTCTAAACCTGAATTAAATCCACCACTTCCTTTATCTCCATATCCTTGATTTAAACCTGGTCCAACATGAATACTTTCAAATGGTTTTACCATATTATTTTTCATAACTGGGTTGACTCTAGATTGATAAAAATCGCTCATATTTGGAGCTCCATTAGTCCATTGAACATTATCTTGTGGTTTGAATAATGGTGCTTGTTCTATTTTTTTTGTGATTTGTGAACCACTTCCAGCATAATTATCTAATATTGTTTGTGCATTATTGTTATTATATATTTGACCTTTTGGTTTACTTCCAGTGAATGGAACCATATTATTATGAATGAAATCAGTTTTTGATACATAATTCCCAGTTAAAGAGTAAATATCTTGAATATTATTACCAACTGAAACATTCATTTGTTCTGCGATTTGATATGCATTTTGATTTAAATACTTATCAGTTGCTATATTTGTACCAGAATATTCAGCAACATTATCTAATAATTGTGTATTATTCATTACAGGATAATTATCAGGAGGTATATTAGTATTTGGCAAATCTTGGTTTTGATTTTTCTTTCCCATATTTACAAATCCATCTCTATTTCTATTGTTTTTATTTTTTATATTTTTATAAGTCATTAAATTTTCTTTACTTTCTTGATTTTCTTGATTTGAAATTACATACATTCCACCCAATGCTAATAAAGGTATTGCGATTTCCATTATATTATATAATTTATTTAAAAAAATATATATTTATCTAAAAATATATATTTATACATTTATAATATTTATGATATGATTAATTAAATAAAGTTCTTAAATCAAGTTGCAATGCAACTTGTTTATTAGAATTATATTTTTTACATTCATTTTCAATGTAATTCAATGAAAATATTTCTCCTGTTTTTTATGTTGGTAATGAATACATTCATCATCAGTACTATAAAAATTATTTTGTTTTTTTAAATCATTATATACATATTAATATATTAACATCTTTAAATGTGCATAATTTTAAATATATATTATCTGAAAAATATATTTTATTTATTTTTTATGCTTTTACTGCTTTTCCAATTTGGTAAAGTATATGTTTGACTGTTTGTTGGTATACAACTTATATTTCGATGAAAATTATCTTTTTCTAAATTTCTTGTGCTTAAATAACTAGAAAATGGTATTTCACTGTGTTCTTGTGGATTTTCTTGTAAAAAATATGAATGATTTTGTTGCAAATCTTTTGCAGTCCAAGCTGGCATTATTGCACGACTTTGTTCTGTTGTTAAAAAATCACTATGTGTTGGATAATTTACTGGTATTGAATATAAATTTTGCCTTTTAAATTGATATTGATTTACATTATCTCTATTTATTTGTTTATTTAATCCTAATAAAGTGCTATGAACATCAACAGTATTTGTATTAATATTTGCACCCCATTTTTGAGCTAAAATATGAGAATCCATCATAAATGGTAAATTTGTTCCTGGTCCAGGAACATCTACATACCAACGCCCTTGATCTGTTTGTTGTTGAAGTTGTTTGGCAATTCTGGCAGGGTCATCATTAATTCTTGTAAATGACATTATATATTATATATTTTAATTTTTATATATTATATGTTGTATAATATAAATAATGTATTGTTAATTATAATTTAAATTTTTATAAAGATACAACTGGAATTGGTGCTGTACCAAGTCTAATATATCCTAAATCCGGAACATCATATTTAATTATTAATGGCAAATCATTTTCTAAATATAGTTCTATTTGAGGACATAAATTGGTACATTTAATAAAATATGTTAAATGAGTTAAAGAAAATTCTCCTTGAATAATTTTTGTAGAATTTTTTTCTGATATAAAATGCATTCCTTTATCTTTTTCATTATTGTTTGAATCAAAACTATCTTCAAATCTCACAATTTCTTCATCTGCAAAAGAACCTTGACATTTTATAATTAATTGATTACCTATTGAACTAATTTCTATCTTATTAGCTAGACAAGATGCATCTCTAATAATTTTTTGGAAATCTTCTGATGGAAAATTAATTATCGATGAAAATTTTATATCTGGAATGATTAATTCTTCTGGATCAGGATCAATCAATTTTAATTTTAATCTTTTTATTTGTTTTGAATTTTCAAATTTTAAACCTAAAAATTTTACCATGCCATCTTCATAACAACTATCCTCAATATACAAAGTTAAAATATCTTCACTTTCTATTGTATTAATTAATTTAAAAAAATGAACCATATTAACACCAATAATAATTTTTTCTTGGGAACATTTATAAAAATCAAACTTTTCAGCATCTAAATGCATATGAACTAAAATGGTATGTGATTTATCCATATTTGTAATTCTTATTCCATCAGGTTGAAAAGTCATATTTGTTTCAATTAATATTTCTTTTAAAGCAGTTATTAATTTTCTAACTTGAGAAATTTGAATTGTTTTTACTGTCAATGTGTTATTTTCTTCAAAATTTGACATTTATAAATTAATAAAATAAATACTTATTTTCTAAATACTTTTTTTAAAAATATAAATTATAAAAAAATATATAAATTATAAAAAATATATAAATTATAAAAAATATATAAATTATAAAAAATATATAAATTATAAAAAATATAAATAAATTATAAAAAATATATAAATTATAAAAAATATAAATAAATTATAAAAAATATATAAATTATAAAAAAAATATATAAATTATAAAAAAATATAAATAAATTTTACAACTTATATATTTTTTAAATTTACATATAAAAACATTTAATAAATAAATTTAATTATTTTCTAAATGGAACAAAATAATGTTGAAAAAATGATTGAAATTTTAAAAAAATTAAATGATAAATATATTTGTGATAATAATACATATTCATTACAACGATTAGAACATCATATTAATAATTTATCAAATTTAATTGAACACGAAAATAAAAAAAATGATGATAGAGTTAATAAACATAATGAATTAGTTAATGAACAAGAAATATTTTCAAATTTATTTTTATCTCAAAATAAATTTTTTTACATGCAATACAGTGGAAAATATTATGAATATGATGGTAAAAAATATTACATTATAAGTGAAGATATGATTTATCACAAATTATTATCGGAAATAACAAACGAACAAAAATTATTGCAATGGAAACATAAAACTAAATTAAATATAATGAAAAAAATTAAAAATTTGTCACTTCTAAAATCGATACCTGAATTATTTACTGTTGAAAATATTCTTTCATTTTTACAAATTATTTGCTTTTCAAATGAAGAATCAATATATTTATTATGTGTTTTAGGCGATTGTATTTTAAAAAAAAATAATAATTTATTATACTTTATTAAACCAAATACTAAAAATTTTATTAATTTTATCGATAATATAATATATAATACTTGTGGATATTCTATTTCAAATAATTTTATTGTCAAATATCATGAAACACATGAAATAAATAAATATCGATTAATTAAAAGTAAAACAACTTCATCAATTGATTTATTAAAAAATGCAATTAATGATATTGGACTTGAATTAATTTGTGTATCTACTTACTATTCAGAATTTTATGGAAATTCTGAAAATTATTTGGCAACATTAGATGAAGATGTAAAAAATTATATATTATTATTTTCTAATAAATCTTGTGAACAAATTATTGATAATTTTATACAAGAATATATTGAATTTTTACCACAAACAAGTCATAATAAAAAAGAATGTGATGTAATAATTAGTGATGAAAATAATGTAAATAATGGAACAATTGATAAAATTAATACTGATATTAATTGGAAAAATATGCACTATATTTGGAAAATTTATTTGCACAATAAAAAAATACCAACTTTTTTATATACAAATACATTACAAAACATATTTTTATCAAAAATTAACAATATTTGCTTAAATGGAGAGATTATTTTTAATGATGTTACAAGTAAATATTTACCTAATATAAGTTCATTTATATCTTTTTGGAATGAAAATATAAGTTATATTTATTCAAATAGTAATAATGATGCTAATAATAATGATAATGTCAATAACAACGATAATGATGAAAATTTAAATTATGATTTTAAATATGATTATGAAATTTCAGAAATTTTGCAACTTTATAAAAATAGTAATTATAAAACTGGAAATTTAAATTCTAAAAATGTTGCAAGAATTATTAAACATTATTTTTATCCAAATGTAATAATTATTGATGAAAAATATTTAAAAGGAATAAAGTGTAAATTATGGAATAAAAATAATGAAATTAAAGATTTTTTAAATTACTATAAGTATAATTTAATTAAAAATGAAAATTCAATGGAATATATTTCAATTGATAAAGTTTATAATGAATATAAAAAAAATTGCACTAATAAAAATTTAATTATTAGTAATAATTATTTTCAAGAATTCGTTGAATCATATTTATACAATTACATTACATATGACAAATTAATTGATTTTAAATGGTTTGAAAATTAATTTTATATAAATATATATTTTTTTAATAAATATATATTTTTTAATAAAAAATTAAACTTTAGCAGGAGAATATTTAGTATATGCTTGATTATCTGAAACATTTCCTGAAATATTATCTCCTTTTTCTAACATATAACTTTCTCCAATAGCTGATGGTGAACCACCTCTCATTTTACGACTTTTTTTTTTTGATGATAAACGTTTTGAACCTTTTACTTTGACAAATCCAAATTTACCCTTTTTTGTTGAAAATCCATATTTTAATAAACGCATTTCTTTTTTTGCTGTATTGTGTTTTCTTCTTGAAACAATTCTTCCATGTTTATTAATCATTAATTCATTTTTTGTTAATCCACCTGATGTTCTACGAGCTGTTCCATGATAAACTTCGGCACGTGTTCCAATTGTTTTTTTAAATTCTTTTCCCATTTTATAAAATAAACAAAGAAAAAAATATATATTTTGTGATATATATATTTTATTTATGATATATATATTTTATAAATCAAAATTATTCCTAAATGAAATTATTATAAAATAATATTTTATAATACTATGAATTATTTGAGTCACGAAACAACCTTTGAATCATTGTTAAATATTTTAAATTCTAATCAAATGCTTAGTATCAATGAATTGAAAAAAATTTATCCAAAATTTAAAGGTTCATCAGAAGATCAAAATTCTATTTTTTTTACACCTATTTTTAATGAAAAGTTTATTTTTGAAAAAAAAATGAGACCTACTCTATATTTAGATTTGGAAAAAGTATTAGACATATATAACCAATATTATATAAATTCGGGAAATAGTTTTAAGCCACTTGATGGAACTCCAGATGAAAGAGGAAATTGTAAATGTCGCAACACATACCATAACAATTTAGATTATTCTATTTTCAACGGATTAGAAAATTCAAATATGAATTTATGTTATAAAAATAAACATGAAATTTTTAAATATTTTTTTGATTTTCAAAATGCAGAATCAACCACGATGCGTGATGTTCTAGATGAATGCGATGGCGGTCCAGAAATTGCAATAGTGACACCTAACATTTCTTTAAATGGTGTAATAAAATATGTAACTTTACCCAATAGAAATTATGTCATAAATAATAAATATATAAAATTTCAAGATGTAATTATTGAAGGTAATGACAGAACAGAAAAAATAAATAATTATTTTGAACATTGCAGAAATATTACAGAAAATTTAGGAGGAATTTTTATTGAATTCCCAATGAATGAATTTCAACGAGCAGGAAAAAAATCAAAAACAAGAAAAATTAAAACAAGAAAATCAAAAACAAGAAAATCAAAAACAAGAAAATCAAAAACAAGAAAAATTAAAACAAGAAAATCAAAAACAAGAAAATCAAAAACAAGAAAAATTAAAACAAGAAAAATTAAAACAAGAAAAATTAAAACAAGAAAATCAAAAACAAGAAAAAATTTTTATTAAAATTTATTTCTTAATGGTCTTGGCATTCCGCCACTTTGTCCTTCAATTCCTCCTAATTGATTAATTGGTAATGGAATATTAAAATTTCCAAATGTTGTTCTTCCACCTAAAGTTTGATTTATTAATTGAGATATTCTTTGTGCTTCACTTATATTTGGATCGTTAAATCCTTGTTTTATATGTAAAACTTTTTCTTGAATACAATTACAATCTCCTAATGAATTTGAATATAATTCTTTTTGTTGATTATACTGCTGATTTAAATAATCACGATATATATAATTTTTTAAATTACTTCTCTTTCCAGGATAAAATTTTAATGACATTATTAATTATTATATTATTTTTATTTTTTAAATTTATTTTTTAAATTTGTTTAAATAATAAAAAATAAAAAATAAAAAATTGAAACAATTTAAAAAGAATTTATTATTAATATAACAAACCTAAAACAACATAAAAACAACCCAACAAAACTATAAAAAATGAACACAGAAAATGAAAATATTTCCAACACTTATCAAATGAAAACTGATAAACAACACATTTTAGAAAGACCTGATACTTATACTGGATCAATTGAATGTGATGAAAAAAATATGTGGATTATTGATACAAATGTTGATACAAATTGTGATAAAATTATATTAAAAAATATAAATTATATTCCTGCTTTATATAAAATATTTGATGAAGCAATTGTTAATTGTAGAGATCATTACGTAAGAATTCAAGAAATAATTAACGAACAAAAAAATGATGCTAATATAAATAATTCAAATTCAGAAAATTTAATACATCCAGTTACTAATATTGATGTTTCTATTTCGCTAGACGGAATTATTACAATGTGTAATAATGGAAATGGCATTGATGTAGTAAAACATCCGGATAATGATTTATGGGTTCCAGAAATGATATTTGCACATCTTAGAACATCAACAAATTATAATAACAATAAAAAAAAAACAACTGGCGGTAAAAATGGTTATGGTGTAAAATTAGTATTTATTTGGTCAACATATGGTTGTATTGAAACAGTTGATCATGTACGAGGCCTTAAATATTTCCAAGAATTTGGAAATAATTTGGACATAATTCATCCACCAAAAATTACTAAATGTTCTCAAAAACCTTATACTAAAATAATATTTAAACCTGATTATGAAAGATATGGAATAAATGGTTTAACACCTGATATCATAAATTTATTTAAACGTCGTATTTATGATATTTCTGCTGTTACTGATAGATCTGTAAAAGTTAAATACAATGGAAATATTATTCCCATTAAAAATTTTGAACAATACATAAATATGTACATTGGTGATAAAACTGAATGTAAGCGTGTTTATGAATCAAATGAAAATGGAAGATGGGAATATGCAGTTGCTGTAACACCAATGAATGAATTTAAACACATTTCTTTTGTAAATGGTATATTTACATCTAAAGGTGGTAAGCATGTTGATTATATAATTAATCAAATTACAAAAAAATTATGTGATTTAATTGAAAAAAAGAAAAAAGTTCGTGTAAATTCAAATACAATAAAAGAACAAATAATATTATTTTTAAGATGCGATATTGAAGAACCATCATTTGACAGTCAAACTAAAGACTTTATGGATAATCCACCAATTGCTAAGTTTGGTTCAAAATGTGATGTTAGTGATAAATTCATTGAAAAAGTAGCAAGTCTTGGAATTATGGAAACTGCATGTGCCATGACAGAAATTAAAGAACATAGAAATGCTAAAAAATCTGATGGAAGTAAAACACGTAAAATTGGTGGAATTCCAAAATTATCTGATGCTAATTGGGCTGGAACATCAAAATCAAAAGATTGCATTTTGATAATAACTGAAGGTGATTCAGCAAAGAGTGGTGTTATGTCAGGATTAAAAGAATCACATAGAAATTATATTGGTGTTTATCCATCAAAAGGTAAATATTTAAATGTTAGAGGTGAAACATTAAATACAATATTAAAAAATGAAGAAATTGATGAAATAAAAAAAATTTTAGGATTAGAATTTAAAAAAGAATACAAAACAATTGAAGATGTTCATAGACATTTAAGATACAGTAAAGTTGTATTTATGACAGATCAAGATGCAGACGGATCTCATATTAAAGGTTTAGGAATTAATTTATTTCAATCTCAATGGCCTTCTTTATTTCGAATTCCAGGATTTATATCATTTATGAATACACCAATTCTTAAAGCTAAAAAAGGTAATAATGAATTGTCATTTTACAATAATGGAGAATATGAAGAATGGAAAAAAAATAATTCTAATTCATTAAATGGTTGGAGTATTAAATATTATAAAGGTCTTGGAACATCAGTAAAACAAGAATGGATAGAATATTTAAAAAATCCAAAATTTGTTGATTTTATTTATGAATCAGAAATTAGTGATGATGTCATTGATATGGCTTTTAATGGAAAAAGAGTCGAAGATAGAAAATATTGGCTTGAAAATATATATGATAGAAACAGTTACTTAAATACATCAGATAATAGTATAACTTATACAGATTTTATAAACAAAGAATTTATTCATTTTTCAAAATATGATTGTGATAGAAGCATTCCAAATTTAATGGATGGATTAAAAATTAGCACTAGAAAAATAATGTATTGTGCTTTTAAGAAAAATTTAAATTCAGAAATTAAAGTAGCACAATTTTCAGGATATGTTTCAGAAAATTCTTGCTATCATCATGGTGAAGATAGTTTAAATAAAGCTATAATTGGTTTAGCACAAAATTTTGTAGGATCAAATAATATAAATTTATTAACACCTGCAGGTCAATTTGGTACAAGATTATTAGGAGGTAAAGATTCAGCATCTCCAAGATACATTTTTACAAAATTAGAAAAAATTTCAAAATTAATTTTTCAAGAAAAAGATAAAAATATTTTAAATTATTTGGATGATGATGGAACATCTGTTGAACCTCAATTTTATGTTCCAATTATTCCAATGATTTTAGTTAATGGTTCTTCTGGAATTGGCACTGGATTCAGTACTGATGTAATGTGTTATAATGTTATTGATATTATTAACTACATAAAAAATAAATTGATTAATAATGATGAATTAAATAATGGATTTGAATTTATTCCTTATTATGAAGGTTTTAAAGGACAAATTATAAAAATATCACAAACTAAATTTATGTTTAAAGGAATATATGAAAAAATTGCAGAAGATCAAATACGTATTACTGAATTACCAATTGGAATGTGGACAGGAAAATTTGAAGAATTACTTGATAAGTTAGAATGTGATAAAGATAAAAATGATAAAAAAATAATACCAATGATTAAAGAACATGAATCATATAATACAGATGAAATTGTTAATTTTGTAATTAAATTTATGCCAGGTAAATTGCAAGAACTTGAAGAAACTATTGTAGAAAATGGATGTAATGGATTAGAAAAATTACTCAAATTATACACAACAAATACGATCACAAACATGAATTTGTTTAATGAAAACGATAAATTAATAAAATATAATACAGTTAATGAAATAATTGATGGATATTATAATGTAAGATTAGAATATTATGAAAAGAGAAAAAATAATTTAATTCAAATATTAGAAAGAGAATTAAAAATATTAACTAATAAAGCACGATTTATTTCTGGTTCAATTGTTGGAGATATTGATTTAAGAAATAAAAATGAAGAGCAAGTCACAGAAATGTTGAAAAAATTAAATTTTGATGTTATAGATGATGATGAAACATATTCTTATTTAGTGGATATGAAAATGAGAAGCGTTTGCATTGAAAATGTTGATAAATTAAATAGAGAAATTTTAAATAAACAAAATGAAATGAATGAAATTAAAAATACAAGCATTCAACAAATGTGGTTAAATGATTTAAATATATTAGAAAATGAATATAAAGAAATTCATTGCAAAAATAATGATTTAATGCAAACAAGTTTAACAACTGATAATGTTAAATTAACCAAAAAAACAAAATCTAAAAAAAATACTAATTCAAAAAATGAAATAACAAAAACTACATCAAATGTTAAAAAGACAATTTCAATTAAAAATGAAGAAAGTAAAGAAAATGAGGAAAGCAAAAAAAGTAAAGAAAATGAGGAAAATGAAGAAAATGAAGAAAGTAAAATTATTTTAAAAAGAAAGAAAATTATTATGAAAAATTATGATTCCGATAATGAAGATAATACAGATAATAAATATAATACAAATAATAAAAATAATAAAGATAATACAGATAATAAAAATAATAAAAATAATAAAAATAATAAAAATATAAATGTAATTATTTCAAATAAAAATAATAATAAAAAAAATGTTGATGTAGAAATTAAAACTTTAAAAATAGTAAATAATGATATAAATTGTGAAATGACTGAAGATGTTTATTTAAGTGAAAGTGATGATGATTTTGTTTTTGAAATGAATGGTACATAATGATTCATATTTTTAATCAATAAATTTTGTTTGCAAATAAAATATTTTATAATTGAAAATATTTTATTTTTATTTTTTATTTTCATTTTTATTTTTTATTTTTATATATTTATTTTTCATTTTTATACATTTTTTATTTTTCATTTTTATATATTTATTTATTTTTTATTTTTATATATTTTTTTGTATATTTTCCTCCTCTTCTTTTTTTTATATTTTTTGTTACAGATTTTTTAGGTATTTCAGGTGTTTCATAAGTTTCAATATTTGATATTTTTGTTTCATTTTTTTTTCGATTACATTCTTCAATTGCATATTTTTCATAACGTTCAAAATACTTTAAATTTGTATCTTCATCTTGTTCTTCAACATTTCCAACATATTCATGATTATATTCATTTTGTGTTATATATATATTTTTAATATGAATTGTGAAATTATTAATATCATTTATATTTGTCATATCTGATATTGATGGAAAATTATTTTTGAACAAATGCATAATTAATTTTTTTAATTCTTCATTATTAAAAAATAATTCTGAAATAGTTTTATTTAATTCATTTTCATTTTTAATAAATTTTGAAAATTCTTCACTAACTTGAATTATTATTTTTACAAGAACCAAATAAAGATTTTTATTTTGTAATACAATAAATTCATGTTCTAACAATTCTAATAAGTTTCCTAATCTATTGGGAATTTTTAATAAATAAACATAAATTGTATTTCCTCTGGTTTCTCTTTCATTTTTTTTATTTTTATAACTAATTATGAATTTTAAATTATTTTTTACAGATTCATATAAATTGCAACCAAAAGTTGGATAATCCAATATTTCCGAATTATTTAATATTCTCGACTGTTCACATTCATCTTTTAATTTATTTATAAAATTTAAGTTATAATGTTGCTTTCTATAAATTAAAATTTCAATTTTATCACTATTTAATGATTTTTCAATAAGTTTAATATAATTATTTCCATAAAAATCATTTGGATTTTTTTCTTCAAATAATTCACTTTCATATGGTAAATTGAATAATTTATCATCGTTATTTTTATCATATATTGGTTCATTTAAACTAATTAAATTATTTGTTAATTTTACTATTGAATCATTATAATTAATGTAGATATTTCCTGATGTATCTTCAATGTAAAATTTTGGTTCAATTGGAGGTTTAAGTATATTTTGATTATAATATTCATAATCATAACTATTTATTACACATGCAATATTTTCATCACTTGATTTTCCTAATTTTACAAAATTTTCATTTATATATAATTTTGCACAATATTTTTTATTTCTATATTCATTACTTAAATTGTTTATTAATTTATTTATTGGAATATCAATTTTCAAATCAAATATTTTTATTAATTTATCTTTAACAACATAATTTATTTTATTTTTGTTTAATTTTTGAAAACAATATTTAACGATAGTATTTTTTATAATTTTATCTTCTGTATTAAATTTTAATATATTAAAAGAAGATTTGTCACATCTTCCTGGGTTTGAATTTAAAATTGATAATATTTTTTCATAATATGTTTTAAATTCTTTAAATAATTCATTGTTTTCTCCTTCTTCTTCATTTAAAACATAATCTTTTATTGATTTTGATGTTATATTACTTAATATATAATCACACTTATTTGAATTATAAAATGAAGCAGAATTTATGTATAAAATATTATTTATTTTTTTTAATTTACTTAAACTTTCAAAAAAAAGTATCATATATTCATAATTTTCTTCATAACATTTTATTAAATTATTTTTATATTCTTCAATATCATTATTAATTTTATATTCTATTTCTTTTAAAAATAAATTATAATATATATCTTCATAAATATTCTCAAAATTTATAGATAAAACATCATCATCTACATTCATCATATGTTCATCATTTTTTACAAATTCAAAATTGTCTATTAATTCATCATTACTATTTTGTAACATGCTATTAGAATCATTCATTTTTTTATTATGAATGTCATGAATATTATAAATGTATGTAAGTATATTTGTGATTCTATTTATTTTTATTTCATTATTAATATATATTTTATTATTTATGTATTCTTCAAATTCATTGCCAATAATATTATTTAAAATATAATCATTAATATTTTGCATTACTTTTAATTCGTTATTGTCATTATTTTTATTGAGTTTAATATAAAAATTAGTATATGATAAAGCACAGACTAATTGAACTAAAATATTTTTTGTTACTATTTCAGGATTTATTGAATACAATCCTGGAGTATATTTCCATGTACCTTTTCTTCTCCAAACTGATGCTAAATGATTACTATTTCCAGATAAAAAATTATACAAAACTGAATCAGCCACTAATGAATCAATGGTACTTAAACAATATAAATTTTCATATTTTGAAAATATTAAATCTCCAATAGTTTTATTTCCAAACAAAAGTAATTGTTTCTCATTATTATTAATATTATTTTTAAACCAATAACCATTATTATTTATTTTATTTATAAAATCATTACTAATTTTATTTTTTATATTATTAAAATATTTATCTTTAAAAACAATGAATGATGCTTTGGAACCAGATCCTGTTCTAGGAAGTTTTAAATTATTTGTCAATCCAATTTCATTTGATTTTAAAATTAAAAAATTTATCGGAATACTTCCTTTTATACAAAATGTAGCTAACAAATCATTAGGATTTAAATTATGTTGTACATATTCATCCAAATTATTTTTTTTAAGAGAATTTGATGATACTATTTTAAAATTATTTTTTAATATGTGAGAATTATATGATGTAGATGATGGGCTACTATTAAAAATAAAAATTATATGTATATTATCTTCATCAATAAAATATGAAATAACATGATAATCATATTTTCCATAAACATTTTTAAAAATTTCATAATTTATGTTATCATCATCATAATTTGAATATTCTTTTGCACATGCATCAAGTAAAGATATTGGATTCATTTTAATATGAATATCATCATTTTCTTCATTTTCTTCATAATTTTTAAAATTAATTTTTGAATTAAAAAATTTTTCGAATAAAGATTCTGCAATTGAATCTTTATTTTCCATGCATTTTTTTTTAAACTCATTTTGTTTAACAGAATTTAATTTATTATAAAAATTTGTTAATAATTCAATATTAATATTTTTTCCACTTTCTTTATAAAAAAAAGAATTTATTTTATCAATTTTTTTTGATGATAAAGTCGTAATAGTACTATATTTCTTTAACAATTCTTTATTTGATTTTTTATTAATTGCAAGATTTATTTCATAAATATTATCAAATAATATAATGTATGCTTCTTCATCTGATGTAAAATTTATTTCATTGCTAATAATGTTGAACCCAATTAAATTGCAATTTTTAAATATTATTTTTTTCATAAAATCATCAACATATTCATGTCTAATTCTTTTTATATTTGATTGATTACATACTGTGTCAAGTAAATTATTAAAATTTAAATTATTATAATTATCATCATGAACGATATCTTTCAATTTATTTGAATATAAAGAAATACTTTCTACATCATGAAATATATCACACCCATCTAAATAACATTTGGATAAATTATATTCGTATTCATTTTCAGCGTAGCAATTACTAAAATTATCTTTATAATTTTTTAAAGATAAATTTTTTAATAAATTTGCATGAATAATTTTAAATAATTTTGTGTTATTAATATTTACATTAATATTATTTTTTTTTAAAATACCTATGCATAATAATATTACAGTTAATTTTAATATTAATAAATTTTTAAATGCATATTTATTTAAATCATAATTATTTTCATTAGAAAATTCATACATCTTATTTTTTTTTAAAAAAATGTTTATTATTTCATCTATTTTTTTATTTTCATTTAATAAATATTCAAATGTATCATTATTTACATCATTATATGTATTATGATCAACATTATATTTTTCTATATTAATATTCATATTTTTAAAAATATTTGGAATTTCATTTCGAATATCATTCTCTTTATTTAACAAATAATTGATTAATTCATTTAAATCATTACCAATATAATCATTCAATAACTCTGTTTTTTTTATTGAATTATTAATTTCATTAGAAAAATAATTATCATAATTATTTAAACCCAAATAATTAATTTTATTTTTTTTAATTTCTTCCATTTTTTCAAAAATATTAGAAATATCACCAACAATATTTGTGGTATTATTAATATTATGAATTTTATTTATTGCATTTTTTTTTTGTTTATCAAAATTAGTTTCTTCAGAATCATCAATGATATCTACACCATCCAATACATTATTTTTAAGTTTTTCAAAATATTCATAAATTTTTTGAAATATTCTTATAAAATTTTTTTTTAAATTTTTTTTTAAATTAGCATCAATATTTGAAAAATATGAAGAACTTAATATAAAATTATGAAATTTTTTAAGTTTTTTTTCTTTTTTTTTAAAAAAAATATTTAAATTATTTTTTATGTCATTTTTTGTATCATCAGATTTTTTTATAATTTCAAATGGAATGTATGTACATTCATAAATTATATTAAAAATATTAATAATATCAAAATTAGAATATTTACCATAAAATAAAATAAATTTATCTATCATTTCATGCAAAATAATAATATCATAATTTGATAATTTAGATAAATATTCAAGACATTTAGTATCAAATCCATGAATTAATGGAAAATTTAATCTAAACTCTTCAATATCATTATATATCAAATGCATTTTTCCAATTTTAATTCCATTATTTTTTTCATAATTTTCCATAATTAAACTTTTTTTAAATGATGATAAACTATTATACGTTTTTGATATCATGTTTCCATTAATCATTTAAAATAATATAATATTAATATATTTTTTTTTTATATTAAAACCAATTTGGTAATTTATAATTACGTTTATCATTTTGGCTTGACATTATTGGATTAGCCATTGGAACTGCTAATGTATCTATATCTGATAAATATTTAATATATCCTTGTGCTTCTAAATAAACTTTAGGAACACAATAATTTAAAACCATTCTATTTAATTCTTCAATTTGTTTTGATATATTTTGAGGATAATTTATGGAATGTTGTAAATATATTGCCCTCATTATTATTTTTATTGAATCACAATCTTGAGGTCCTATTGTATATTGTCCATTTGATTTTTTATATACACCTGCTCTTATTCCATTTTGAATAATTTTTATATTTTCTTGCGAAAAATAAGCTCTTGATAATGGTGTATCTTCTAATTGTCCTTCTAATGGTTCTTGATAAGAAGTACATTGATGTGCGGGTATTTTATCATACATTGAAAATAAATTTTGTATATCAGGTTCATCATAAACTCTCTTTGAATTGTTTGTGTTAATATTCAAATTAATTCTTCCATTTGAACTTTTAGAATAGTCCATATTATAATCTATATTTATAAAAAAAAATATGATTTATTTATATAATGGCTGAATTAACTTTTAAAAAAATAGTTATATTAGGATGTTTAATTGTTTTAGTAATAACATTAATTATATTAGCATTTGCAATAAAAAATAAAACAAATGATATGAAATGGCCTCCTTATGTTGCCAATTGTCCTGATTATTGGCTTGATTTATCTTCTGATGGATCACAATGTTATAATAAAAAATCACTAGGAACATGTAACATTCCATCATCAAGTGATCCTAATTATATGAATTTTACAAGTAGTGCATTTACAGGATCTGAAGGACAATGTAATAAGAAAAAATGGGCTACAAATTGCGGGTTAACATGGGATGGAATTACATATGGATATGGAAAAAATGATCCTTGTTCTTAAAATGAATATTAATTAATAATATAAATTAATAAATATATATTATTAATTTAAAAATATTTTAAAAGTAAATAATATTAATGACAATTCATAGTTACTTGTTAAATTTTTCCAAAAAATATATTTTTGTTGGATTATCTTATTTTACACTAATAATTGCAGGAAATGTTTACAATTTAAAAAATATAAAACAAATAAAAATAACTAATTATACATTTGAAACAGTATATTCTGCTGGTATGTTATCTATTGCATGGCCTATAACAGTTCCAGTTGCATCTGCATTGAGTCACTGTAGTACCAAAAATGAAATTGCATTAAGTTATATATTTTTTTTATCAAGTATTTGCGGAATCATTTTTTGCATAATTCCATAATTTTTATTTTTAGTTGGTGTAATAATATAAATACTAAAGTAAATTATATTATTAATAATTATATATTTTGTATAAATTATATAAATTATACAAATTATATAAATTATAAAATAAAAATAATATATATTTTAAAATATATTATAAAATAATAAATGGTTTTTTTTGAAGGAAAATATTTACCTGACGAATTATGGAGAATAATTTTTGAATATTTACCTGATGAATATAAAATTAAATTAAACAAAAAATATTACAAACAACATCACCACTTAATAAGAAATATTATTATAAATAAACAAACTGAAAATTACATTCGTGACATGATTAAAAAAGATTGTGAATTTGTATTGATGCAATTAATTTTTGAAAATAATGATAGATGGAAAAGAATGTCTCCATATTTTGATTGTAAATCTAACACTGAATATGAAAATTATATATATTTTTTAATTGATTATTCAATAAATTTTAATTCAAAAAAATGTTTAAAATTATTGAAAAAAATACAATAAATATAAATTTAATAAATATAAATAAATTCATATAAAAAAATAAAGATAAATATGAAAATGGATAAAATTAATTTAAATACTTTTTTAAATAGAGAGGAAGAATGCAATAAAATATATTTTTTTTTAAAAGAATTTGAAGAAAATAAAAATAATTTATTGATAAAACGTGGATTATATTTGTATGGAAATTCAGGTTGTGGAAAAACAACATTTGTCATGAATTTATTACGTGAATTAGGTTATGACCCAATAAGATATGATGCTGGTGACATTAGAAGTAAATCTGTTATTGAAACAATAACAAAACATAATGTTTCTGATAAAAATGTAATGTCTATGTTTGAAATAAAAATAAAAAAAATAGTTTTAGTTATGGATGAAATTGATGGTATGAATAATGGAGATAAAGGTGGAATAAATTCATTAATAAAAATAATAAGACCAAAAAAAACAAAAAGGCAAAAAAATGAAGAAATAACAACAAATCCAATTATTTGTATAGGTAATTATGTTGTAGATAAAAAAATAAAGGAATTAATGAAAGTTTGCCATGTCATTGAATTGAAAAGTCCAACAAATTTGCAAATTCAAAATATTTTATTATATTTAAATCTTGATATTTCATCAGATATTATGAATGATATTTTAGACTATATTCAAAATGACTTGAGAAAATTAACTGAAATCATAAATTTACATAAAAATAATAAAAATTTATTGGTTAATTTAAAATCAATTTTTTATAAAAAATATTATGAAGATGATACAAGACAAATTACAAAAAAAATATTAAATACTAATTATAGTATCAAAGATCATTCATTGATAATGAATGAAACTGATAGAACAATTGTTGGATTATTATGGCATGAAAATATAATTGATAATATATCTAAAATTAAAAAAAATTTATCCATTCCATTTTATTTAAAAATATTAAATAATACTTGTTTGTCAGATTATATTGATAGAATAACATTTCAAAAACAAATATGGCAATTTAATGAAATGACATCATTAATTAAAACTTTTAAAAACAATAAAATATATCATGATACATTTGATAAAATAAATAAATTTAATCCATCAGAAGTAAGATTTACAAAAGTATTGACTAAATATTCAACAGAATTTAACAATGCAACATTCATTCAAAATTTATGCCAACAATTAGGAATGGATAAAAAAGATATGTTTTCTTATTTTATTTATTTAAGGAACAATTTTTCAGATAATGAAATTTTATCAATATTTGAAAATTATGAAATTAAAAAATTAGATATAAATAGAATTTATAGATATATTAATAAATATACAAATGAAAATTGTGATACAGTATATTCAAAAATAAATTATGATGATAGTGATAGCGAGTTAAATTTTGAATCTGATGAATACGAATATTAAATGAATGAATTAATACAATAAATATAAAAATTTTTCCCATTATTTTGTTCTGGAATAACATCATGTTTTACATAACTTATTTTTCCACACAAATATAATTTATTTTTTTCATGTTGGTCATTTAATATTTTTACATCATTAAAAATTGTTTTTTTAATTGCATAACTAATATATTCTTTATCTCCTTTAATGATGTTTGAATATTTTGAAAAAAATATATCAATAACAGAATCAATGTCACAATTTTTTTCAAAAAAAAGTTCAAAATCATAAAAATTATTCATATTATTTTCAAGTGGCATAATAAATAATTGTAATAAATAATATTTAAATTATATTAAATATATATATATTATAAAAAATAAAATATATATTATAAAAAATAAAATATATATTATAAAAAATAAAATATATATTATAAAAAATAAAATAT